GATTCCTGCGGGAAGTCTCGTAAGTGCCGCCTAATCTTTTAGATCAGAGTTGCTCCGATTCTATTCTTCAGCTTATGCAAAGAGATGTGAATCGGACAATTCTACCCTATTTTAACTTCAATTCAATTGAAGCTGGTCGCAAGAATATCTTGTTACCTAATCTCCCACCAGATTTGGTGGATCCCAAAAGTATACAGAACTACGATAGCATCGTATTTTTCACGCACTGGCAACAGCAGATGTATAACCTATTTCTAGATGTGCCTTATGCAAATGGTATTGTGATGAGAAATGCTATAGATCCTATACCAAGGCATGTAAAGCCTGAGGGAAAGAATATACTGTACATCGGCAATATCGACAGAGGACTAGACATTGTTCTAGCATCTTTCAAGAACTTGACTCGCCGAAAGCATCCCGATTCTAAACTTATAGTGTGTGCCTTACCTGATAGAGGTGAGCATCAGTCCATGCCAGAAGCTAATGTGTTAAGAGCCGAGCTAAGATCAAATCTTAATGTAGAGTGGTACACTAGCGTTGATGATGATAAGATGGTCGAACTCTTAAAAAGAAGTCACATCTTTGTGTATCCTAACGACTACCCACACGTATCTTATACTCCTCTAATCAAAGCAATGTCTGCGGCTTGTATGTGTATACACTCTTCATACGGATCTCTACCAGAAACTTCCTTAGATATAACGTCTATGTATGGACACATAGAGGATAGACATTTACACGCCATGAAATTCTCGAATGAACTAGCGCAAGCTTTAGACATATATAATCATAAGGGAATGAGAAGGTCTCTCATGCAGACGCTTAACGAGAACAAGGAGTTTGTGGACAAAACATACAACTGGAAAGACAGGTCATATCAGTGGAATGATCTATTATTAAACTTCTTAACCTAAAATAATGGTTGACAACCTCCTCGTAGCATGTTATGATACGTTATAAATTGATGGAGTAACACATGGCTAAAACAAAAACGAAACTGCCTCGCAGAGGCAAGACTCAACGATCTCTCGAAGAGGGACATATTGGATATGAGACCACAGATTGGTCTAGTATTCCTGCCGATCAGTACGAGAAGAAAATTGTCGAGACCATGCGGCACTACGGATACTTCTATGAGAAGAAATCGTTTCAGTCTTGGATGCTTGTCTGGATAAAAGAGCATATGCCTGAAAGCCTAGCTGATTTTAAAGCGGCAGAAGCTTGGAGATGCACATCGACTATGGCTAGTCTATGTAAGATGGAAACGAATGGCTGTGTTTTGCCTGAGTCGAACAAAACTTTTCAACTGAAACACGTTGAAGACTTGATCGAAATCGGCAAAGAGAATCGCCTCTCTAACGTAGAGTTGGACGATGATGATCAGCCTATCAAAGCACCTAAGAGAAAGACTCCTCAAGAGTTGCTATCTGAGAAGACCAACGAGTTTATCGGTGAGATAGAAGGATGTGTTGATGACTTCTGTACTGGTGACCTAGAGAAAGATTGGTCACTCTATAATGAGATGCGAAAATCTAGCACTGCGGCTCAAACTGCAAGAGATATCATTTCATATTATAATGGTGTGAAAGAAGAACTTCGTGAATTAATTGAAGACAAGACTGAAGACCTCGTTGAGGGATACAGTAATATGAGTGTGAAAGAACAGAAAGCATTCTATGATTTCATCTCGGAGATTATTTCAGACTGTGAGAAGTATCTAGTCAGCAAGAAAGCTACCCGTAAGCCTCGTGCTAAGAAGATAACACCTTTGAGCAAGCAAGTTGAAAAACTACTGTACCTCAAGGAGTCTGCTGAGTACAAGATTGCGAGTGTCACGCCAGAACAGATTATAGGAGCGCAAGCTGTGTATCTGTTTAATACAAAGACTAGAGTAATGAAGTATCTGGTCAGTGATAGACGTGACGGTCTTATGGTCAAAGGTAGTACTATTCATGGATACGACCAAGAAGCATCGTTTAAGAAGATGCTACGTAAGCCTGAAGCTATGATAGAGACTATAGGTAAATCCTCTAAAGCGAAGGCTCTGAAAGAGTTCAAAGCACTGAAGACTAAACAGTCTGATACTGATGCACGTGTCAACAGAGATACTGTTATATTGAAGATAGTCCGATGAAAGCTCCTAACGTAATAGACTTTGCGAAATACCAAAAAGAGAGATTAGATCAAATATCTGAACTCCAAGAGGATGTCGTATCCCTCAACAAGAAGATTGCTATGCGTTTTTCAGTTGATGTTGCCCATGATGTGGTTGGGGCAATGAGTGAACTGGGATTTGATGTCACTGAAAACTACGAATCGGTACTGGATATTATGGTACTGATTGAGTCAGTAAGGGCACTTATTCATAGGACTATGGGATACGACTACCACTTTCAAAGTGTGGCAGATAGAATATTTCTAACTGAAGACATGGATTGTGAAACAGCACTCTTCGAGTTTTTGGATGAGATGGAAGAGTCTGAACACGACTGATATATTTTACTTGACAAGATGAACTGTTTGTGTTATTATAGTAACATAATTTAATACAAACTAGGAGAATATTATGATACTGGTCGATTTAAACCAAGTTATGATTTCCAACATGATGATGCAAATGGGAAGTCATACCAACGCCCAAGTAGATGAGAACATGCTTCGGCATATGATACTCAACTCACTTAGGTTCAATAGACAGAAGTTTCACCGAGAATTTGGTGAGTTGCTGATAACGTGCGATGATAAGAATTATTGGAGACGCCAAGCTTACGCATACTACAAAGCTAATCGCCGCAAAGCACGTGATAGTTCCGAGTTAGATTGGAACGCTATATTCAATGCGTTGAATAACATTCGTGATGATCTTAAAGAGTACTTTCCGTACAAAGTCATTCAGATTGAAACGTGCGAGGCTGATGATATCATTGGCACTATCGTACATAAAGAGGGTACTCCACTGAATACTGGTGAGCCTATTCTTATTCTATCGGGTGATCATGACTTCAAACAACTTCATGGATATGCTAATGTTAAGCAGTATGATCCTACACGAAAGCGTTGGATCTCGCATTCAGATCCAGATGCGTACTTGCATGAGCATATTATTAAGGGCGATAAGGGAGACGGAGTGCCTAACGTGCTGTCTGCTGATAATACATTCGTCATGGGTATCAGACAACGTCCTATTACCAAGAAGAGGTTGCTCGAATTCAGTGATATAAATAACATGAATGAGGAAGTAAAACGCAACTACATGAGAAACAGGGCAATGATTGATCTGAAATTAATTCCAGAGAACATCAAAGAACAGATTCTCAACGAATACGGGGCAGAAAATCCTAAGGATAGAAGCCAATTGTTAAACTACTTCATTAAGAACAAACTAAGAAACTTAATGGAAAGCATATCGGAGTTTTAATATGACTACACTATCATTGGCAGAGATTACTGCTGGCGCTTGCGAATTGAAGGATACATCTGAACAAGTCGCATATTTAAAAAAGAATAACAGTAAGGAATTACGTAATATCCTTATCTTGATGTATGACAAGAAATGGAGTTTTTCTATTCCATCGACTGCACCGCCATACACACCATCTGTGCATACTGAAACGCATGGAATGCTGTATCGTGAGGCACGTAAACTAGCGTACTTTGTAACTGAAATGTCAGAGGGAGATAATCTCACTCAGGCAAAGAAAGAGTCACTGTTTATTCAGATGCTAGAGACGGTAGATAACGATGATGCTAAACTTCTTATTCAGATGCTATCTAAGACTCCTTTTCCTGAGTTGACTGCTGATACGATTAATGAAGCTTTTGACGGAATCATATCAGATTCGGTTGATATGCCACCTGCTAAAAAGAAGCGTGGACGTCCACCAAAGGTAAAAGCTGAATAGAACCAACAACACATCACTAAAGGCACAAGTGAGATACGAATGGCTAAAAACAAAAAATTCCGTGAATGGATCGAAGAGGAGTCTCTCAAGGATGAGGAAGACATGCGCTTTCGAAGGAAAGACTCCAAGCGATACGATAAACGTAGAGCAAGCATTCAAAAGGCAAGACGCCAGAAGAATAAACAAAAAGCAAGTTTTTTTGAATAAGGGGTTGACATTTGGCACACACCATGCTACAATGTATTATATAATGAAATAATAAGGTAAGTATAGAATATGAATAAAGTTGATAAAAGTGGAAACCTAATACTAGTTGATTGCGATGGAGTTCTTGTCGATTGGCTGTATAGTTTTAATATGTGGATGGAAAATAGAGGCAACTATGCCGTCGAAGGTGTGAGCGAGTACGATCTTACTCAGACTTATGGTCTAGACAAATCAGTGATGAAAGAGTACATTAGGTCTTTCAATCAAAGTGCTACAATGTGCTGTCTTCCGCCTCTTAGAGATTCTGTCAAATATGTGAAGAAGATCCATGAAGAGTTGGGATACGTCTTTCACTGTATTACTAGTTTAAGTCTCGACCAACATGCTGGAATGCTTAGAGCGATGAACTTAGAAAATCTCTTCGGTAAGACTGTATTTGAGAAGATAGTATGTCTCGATACTGGTGCTGATAAAGATGATGCGCTACTACCATATCTTGATAGTGGTTGTATGTGGGTCGAAGACAAGCCATCTAACGCTGAACTAGGCGCTAAGATGGGATTAAATGCAGTTCTTATGCAACATAACTTCAGCGATAGTTACTCTCATCCTGAAGTGAATAGAGTAAAAAACTGGAAAGAAATCTACGAAATGCTCGTTTAAGACACGACTCGTAGTATAAATATCCATTAGATGGGTACACTTGAAGGCAGCCTAGGCTGTCTTTCTTTTTAATAATTGGAGTATTTTATGCCTATATACACGTTTGAGAATACTGAAACGGGTGAACAGATTGATGAGATTATGAAGATGGACGCACGTGAGGATTACCTATCTGCTAATCCCCATATGAAACAAGTTATCACCAAAGCTCCTAGCCTTGGCGATCCACATCGTATGGGAATAATCAAGACTCCCGATAGCTTTAATTCATTAATGAAAAACATTCATAAGAATAGTCCGGGGTCTAAAATTCAAACTAGATAACCATAAGGATGTTTCATGCCTGCACAACAACAGCAACGACTTACCAAAAGGCAAAGAAGAGTACTCAGACAACAAGGAATACTAGACCAGAATAACAATTTCTCCAGTGGATTCGCAATCAGCGATAATATCCGCCCAATGACAGACAATCAAGCCAAAGCGTTTGAGTCATGGGATGACGGGGCAAATCTAATGCTTCATGGCATTGCAGGAACGGGTAAAACCTTTCTCGGTTTATACTTCTCTCTGAAGGAAGTTATGTCTAAAAACACTCATTACAAAAAAGTCTTTATCGTCCGTTCAGTAGTACCCACTAGAGATATTGGATTTCTACCTGGATCGCAGAAAGATAAGATGAAAGTATATGAGGCACCCTATTATGACATTGCGTCAAAGTTATTTGAGCGTGGTGATGCATATGAAATCCTAAAGCAACGTAATCATGTCGAGTTTATCTCCACATCATTCTTGCGTGGATCTACCTTCGATGACTGTATCATTGTCGTAGATGAGGTGCAGAACATGAGTGACCAAGAGTTGCACACTGTAATGACACGTGTGGGTGAGAATTGCCGAATCATCTTTTGCGGTGATGTCAAGCAAGACGATCTAACAAGTGAACGTAAAAAAGAGATGTCTGGGTTAAGACTGTTTATGAAGGTCATTAAGAAGATGAAAGAGTTCAACTTTATTGAATTTGAAGCATCTGATATTGTCCGAAGTAAGTTGGTAAAATCATACATCATTGAACGAGATAGACAAGGACTATAAATACTATTATGGAAAATTATAAACTAAAACTTAAAGAGATGACCGAGCTAAACGCTGACGGTAATGAGACTCGAGGACGGGAAGGCGAAAGCCTTCTCGTTGAGATTAGTCCCGAATGCGCTGGAGAATTAGGTCAAATGGGATGGGACTTTGGGGAAGCTCAAGACTTTCCTAATACTCAAGAACGTAAATTAAATAGAAAGCATATGTTGAGAGGCTAACATGTCAGTAGAACAACCAAGAATTAGAATCTTCTTATTAGAAAACGGAAAGAGAGTTGCACATCAATTTGTACAAGCAGAAGTTGATGCGTTTCTAGCAGATAACGCTGGATCAAGTTTAGTCCGATAATCTAATGGAAAGATGCGATGAGTGAGAAGTACTACACATTAGGAACGCATACTGCCGAACAATGGTCTGAACTCCACTCAGAACTTATCGCAGAAGGAAACGTATATCAAAGTGTTCCTGCTAGACAGGTCACGATAGTCGATGATAAGTTACATAGTCCGACAAGAGGAGACTATTTACTCACTGAAGAAGAAGCAACTACTCTAAAGAACGATGAACGAGTAAAGTTTATAAACCTTTCTATACACAAGTATAAAGATGTCTATGACTATGATCCAGATGACCTTAAATGTGTCACGAACAATACACTAACAGATAGATGGCCTAACGCTTATCGAAACTACCAAAAATGGTGGTATTCTGATGGCAATAGATTCACGGCAAAAATTAACTTCAATCTTTTAAATAACCAGACTACTCCTGAGCCTACTATAAATCGTACAACTGCATTATATCGAATGCAGACGATACAGAATCCTTGGAAGGCAAGCAGTACTGATAGTCAAAATCCAATCAGTTCGAAAGTACAGCAAGTTGGCGCAGGAGAAAATGTTGATATTATATGTGCTGATAATGGTACGTGGATAGGACACACTGAATTTATTAATAGCGGAGTTACTAATGCAGTGAATCCAAGCGACTATGTTGGAGGCAACGTATTGCCTGGTAATGGATACTGTGACGTACTCGATCTCGTATTAGATGCTCCTTATTATATTGACCCCGATTGGTTTAATGCAAATGCTTCTTCTAGGTTAATGACACGATGGGACGGAACTACTGTTCCTGTCGAAAGTGTTGCGAGAAGTTGGTGGCAGAACACAAGTCAGCGAAGTAATCAATTCGCAGTATTTGGAGCTATACCAATAGCTAATACCTATACTAGAGATGATGTACATGGATCTAATACTAAAACTCCTCGCATTTTTGATTTTTCAACAACGCCTGGAGTACCCGTTAAGGCAAAAGTTGGAGATCATGGCACTCAGTGTGCCAGTTTAATATATGGCCGCACTCATGGTTGGGCGTACAATGCAAACAAGTGGCATTTAAATTTATATGGATATTCTGGAGCCACTTTTGAAATCGGAATTGATATACAAAAGGTGTTTCACCAGTACAAACCAGTAAACTCGTTATATAACACAAAAGATCCGACTATGAGTTCCAATAGTTGGGGTTTGCGAACTGACAGTAAATCTGGCACTCATTATCATTTTAGAAACTCTGGTGCTGTTGCGTATGGCGGAACCAGTGCTGAGCCAGGATTCATTAGTTGGTTAGGTGCAAAAGGAGACTCTGGAAGATGGAAAAGTGAGATATATGATAACTCTATGACAGTTGCAGGTGATGAACTCGCTGAGGCTGGAGTTATTATTATTACTGCCGCTGGCAACTCTAATCAACAACAAGTAAATCCAAATCATCCTAATTATGATAATAGAATCAGCAATAACAATACCAACACTTTCTATCAAGATCAGTTTACAGAATTAACTGGGGTTGCATCAACAGGATCAACCAATCGAAGAGGATTTCCTCAACACATAGGCAAGACTGAGAGCGAAACATCTCAAGGAAATACCACTGTCAAATTTCCTGCAA